AAAAAAAAAAAAATATAGCAAACTTCGGGTTTTATCCTACACACCCTACACTACTTAAACAGGTGGCTTTGATTTACCTATAATTCTGCTTGCGATTGCCCCAGCATCAGTTATGAAACGTGCCAAAGTATGAGTATATGGTGGTAATTCATTTATTAATTCTCCAATAGGTTGCTTAATAAACTCAACAACAAATTTAGTATTTAAATTAAATGTTGTTAATATATTTATTATAAAATCTTGACAATTTTCAAAATAAGGGTCATATGTGAAGAATTTTTTATCACCAATTCTTTTTCTGGTGTTTTCAAGTAATTCTCTTATAGTAAGTTTTAATCCACCTAAAGAAACTGGATATGTTTCAGTTAATGTATTTACTTTATATTCAGTTGAAATATTTACGACCTCATTTTTTTCAATTATAATATTTTTGCCCTGAGACTCACAAACCATAGCTAAGTGAAATAATTTATCATACCCATATTTAGCCTTGGCTTGTTCCCATTTACCAAGGCTAAATAAATTGAGGAACAAATTGATATTCTGATTAATTGGTGTTCTGTATATGGTAATGTTATTAATTGTTCGGTCACCGTATTTATTTAATGTGTCTGTTGAAACATTATTATATTTACTACTTGGTCCAAATACTTCCTTGACTTTGCGTCTCCACTCCAGAGGAGAGTTCGAGACCTCGACGAGGTCGAGGAATCCCGCATCGCGGGACCAGTCCCGCGCCGCTAGGAGTGGGGACTTAGTAAAACCTTTTTTTAAAAAATCAAAAAGACCATTTCCAGTAAGCTTCTCTTTATTGGCTAAATATTCATATTCAGGTAATAACTGACCAAACACAATTGAAATTGGTTGCGTTGGCCTACGGCCAACCAGTGCCGCGCCGCCAGAAGCGGCGACTTGACCTCTTATTTTTTTAGTTCTGAATGTGGTTTTATTAAATTTTTGTTTTGGATAATTACGGAAACGATAAGTATTTTTGGTTTCCCTATAAAAATTTTTGTTATTGTTATTTATTATATTATGAAACGTATTTAAAGCATCATCAAAAGGAACGGATTTATCAATAATTACAGAATGAATTATAAATGACATTATATAATAATATAATATATAATAAATGAAAAATATATTATATGAACCCATGGATGATGGAGACATCAAATATTACTTACCAACCTTGAATATCATAAAATATAATCAATTGGTTAATTATAGTAATATTGATGAATTACTTGTAAAACCCAAAGATTATTGCTTAATTTTGTATGAATGGACTTCAAATGTGGGACATTGGATTGCTTTATTGAAATATAAAAATATCATTGAATATTTTGACCCTTACGGTAAGCCTATTAATCATTGGATTAAAAAAGATAAACCCTTGGGTCAAAATCCAAGTGATTTAATGAATTTATTAACCCCACCTGCGCCCGGAAGCGCAAGCGGACGGGCCCGGGTCGGGCCCAACTCAAAGTATACAACCATATATAATAAGGTTGAATACCAAAATTTAAAAAATGAATCATTGGCAACTTGTGGGGCACATTGCCTGAGTCGAATGAAATGTCTCGAGTATTTTGACCTAAATTGTGATGATTATTATTACTTACTAAATTATATTAAAAACACAGAAGGTTTGTCTTATGATAAAATAGTTGTAAGTTTATTCAATAAGCGTTAAGCTTATAAATAAATAATATTTGTTATAATTATAGGATGTTTAACCAAGGACAATTAAGAAATGACGGAGATAATATTTACTATTATTTAAATATCACAAATTATGATAAAAGTTCAAATACAGAACCTCCTCAGTTATCATTTGTTGATACGAGAACAATGCCTATTTTAGCGGATGCTTCCCAATATTTCGTGGCTGTTCAGAAGCTTTATATAGAGACCAATTGGATTCCTTTTTTTATACCAATTATTGAAACACCAGTTTTAAATATTAATAAAACCATTTATAGCTTTACCATGTCAAAAGTAGTTGGTTTAAATACAGTTGAACACCAAGAGTATTTAATATATGAACCACAAAATACTACTGTAGTCCCACCACAAGTTGGAACAGCAACTCAGCAATTAAATAACACATACTACTACGTATATCAGGTTCAGCATTTTACAAAATTATTAAATAAAACTCTTAAAAATTGTTATGACAATTTAAGCGCTAAAATTGTGCTTGCTGGTGGCGCCCCTCTTGGTGCTGGAGGACAGCCAAAATTGGAATTTAATATAGATAATTCAAAATTCGTTTTATTTGCTGATAAATCACAATTTGACGAGTCTTTAGTTAATCCTGTTAAATTGTTTATGAATTCAAATATGAATCATTTACTTTCAAACTTCCAATGTGAATATTTAGGTTATTCGGGTATTACAAATGGGAAAAATGTGAGATTACAAATTTATAGCACGGGTTTTAATGAATATTTAGGTCCAATTACATATATCCAAATGTATCAAGAAATAAGTGGAATATCATTAATGAATTCTTGTGGAGGTATTGTTTTATCCACAAATCTTTTACCAATTCGTAGCAGTTTGACAGGAAGAGAACAATTATTCGGTGGCACATTTGAACAGACCTCCAATAATAATAGTAATACTCTAGCAATGATTACAGATTTTACCATAGGTAGTGAATCAATTGATAACAGTTATCGTCCATTTATTTTATATCAACCAAGCCCCAATTATAAATGGCTGGATTTACTTAGTAATAACAGTATTAATAATATTAATATTAATGTATATTTCCGCGATAATTTCAATCGTCTTGCCCCAGTTTATTTGCCATCAGGTAGCACAGCACAAATTACTTTATTATTCAGAAGTAAAAATTATCCAAGTATTTCATAGGCTAAAAATAAAATCTTATATCATATTATAAATAATGACTACACCCAATTTTGAAACTAAATTAGTTATTGATGACCGCCTAAACGTTCAAGGTAAAAAAGTATTCGGTGTCCAACGCGGTGGTGTTGATGTGACCACCATTAAATATGAAGCACAAACAAAATCTCCCTCATCAGTTGCTTGGAATATTAATCCCCCCTCATTAAATACAGTTGTTTCTCGTTCTGCTAGATTGAATACAAGAGTTGTTTTTGAAGTAAGCAAAGCATCGGTTGGTAATCTTCCCAATGGTGGATACCTTTTTAATTATGGTGTTGACTTCGCACCTACAGCAGGAGGTTTCCAAGCTATGGTCTCTCAATCAACTCTTCAGCTTAATAATGTAAGTGTTAATCTTAACTATGAAGATGTTTATAAGCCAATTCTTAGATGCCTCAGTAAAGCAGAGAAAGCTAAATATCTTCAACAAGCACCAATTATGGATGATACATATGTTAACCTTCTTCAAGGTTTTAATTCTCCGAATAATGCTATTAGTGCTTATGGCAATTCAACTGCTTTCTCTCAATATCAACCACGTGGTTCTTTCAGACCTGTTGCTTCTTCTGTTAATCCCTTAGTTGCTGGCGATGGTGCTGGTGCTGGAACTACAAGCGTTCAGTTAACTTTTGATTTCAGCGAAAATCTTTTTATGTCCCCCTTTGTATGTGGTGATTCCACCGAAACTGCTGAGGGCATCTTTGGAATCAACCAAATACAATTAACGATGAACCTTTCAAGTATTCTTATTAATAAGTTTTTCAATCATATTCTTGGGGCTTCTGTTGGAGGTGTTGCTTCAACTCGTAAAGTTCAAGTTTCTTTAGTATCTGTCGAAAAAGCTGAACTTGAATTACTTTATATTACTCCTCCTCCTACTATGGCACTTCCTCTCTCCAGTCAAGTGAGATACTTCGATATGCCACGCTATATTACTCAAACCGCAGCAATTCCAGCCAATTCCACAGCTTCGGCACGTCCTAGTTCAACCATTACATTACCAAATATTCCCGATAAACTTTTAATTTATGCTAGAACTCCTGTAAGTAGCTTCGCTCAAGAAGACAGAACATCCATTGTTGACAGATTTTTACCAATTACTAAAATTAGTCTTAATTGGGGTAATAAATCTTCTTTACTTGCCAATATGAGTGCTGAAGAACTATATGCTATGTCTGTTCGTAATGGTCTTCATATGTCTTATGTTGATTGGTCAGGTCGTGCTTATCGTGGACAAGTTGCTGGTGACATTCTAGCTGGTGATACGTTTACTACTGGTGGGTTCCTTCTCATTGATACAAAAGACATTGGATTACCCCTAGACCAAGCAAGCGGGGAGGTTGCTCAATTAACATTACAATGTAATGTTGATATTTATAATAATTATAGTGCTCAGGTTCCATGTGAAATTGTTATTATTCCCATTTCTTGTGGTCTATTTGTATCAGAAGGTGGTCAATCATCTGTCCATCTTGGACTCCTTAACAGGACAATGGTTGTTGATGCTTTAGATGGTAAGGCTGAGGTTATGTCAAGTGGTGAGGTTCAAAGAATGATTGGCTCAGGTAGCTTCTGGGATACTTTCAAGTCCACGATGGACAAAGTCGGCCCAATCGCGAAGAACGTCCTCAAATCAGTTGGTGACCCACGGGCCCAAGCTTTGGCTGGTGTTTTAGAGAGTGTTGGATATGGTATGTCGGCGGGTAAACGACGTTTGATGTAAACCAAATTTAAATGGAATATATAGTATGTAGGGTATGTTGTTTTAGTAGTGTATAGTGTGTAGGCAAAAACCCGACCTTTGCTTATTTTTTTTATTTTTACAAAAATTTTTACGAAACTTCGGGTTTTTGCCTACACACCATACACTTCCTACATTGACTTCAAATGACAATATTATTATAAAATAAAAATTATTATCTTATAATAGTATATATAAATGAGTTCCGCTAATTATTATGATGAATCCCTTTCTGATGTAGCCAAAGTAAGAGAAGATATTAAAAAAATTATTTCGAAATCAGCTAAATATAATGATAATCGAGATATGAAAATTCACGGATATATTCAAGGAGGTAATTCTTTGAAATATGAAGGAGGTTCCCAGCCAACTTTACGAAATATGAAGGATGTTGATAAATATATTTTAGATATTACTTCAGGAAGTGGCTATAGTGCTGGCGGATATACTGCTGGTAAAGTTCATAAACCAAAAGCACACAAATCCTCTGGTTCTGGAGTATCTGGTGGTGCTTCCGTTCCAAAACAATTAACTGCTTGGATGACTTTAGTAAATGAAGTTAAAAAATCAAGACCAGAATTACCTTACAAAGAGGTTCTTAAAGTTGCCAAAACAATGTATAAGAAGTAAATTATTTTATTACATTATATTATAATGAAAGCCTTATTGAGAAACCAAGTAAATTTCGTCAAAGAAGACGACCAAGCTTTGGCCCGTAAGTTATACCAAGGAGTATTACAAGCTTCCCAACAAATGAGGACAGAACCCTTGCCAGAGACAACACTTTTTGATATAAAAATTCAAGATGATATTGAAAAAATAATTGATAATTTAGTAAATATTTATGAAAGTAAGTTAAATGACTTATCCATATTAAATAATAATTTAACTGAATTTGGAAAAATTAATCCTGCTGAAATTACACTTTTAAGAAATATTATGAGTTCAAACACAATTGCTGTAAGTTGGAATTATATCGTGAAAATTTTTTTATCAAATATAACTCAAGCAAACAGGGACAAAATCATTTCTACTTTAAGAAATAAATTACTTCCTTTAGTAAATAAAGTTATGGATGAAGTAATAACAGCATTTAATATTCTCGGTGAATATTTCCTAGAAGATGTTGATTTTAAAAATTTAAATGAATTACGTTCTTTATTTGTGTTATTATCAATATCCAAATTAATAAAATATGCCATTGAAGTAGGAAGAATGGGGTATGCCAGTAATAGCAATATTGAAGCAGGGTTTAACGCACTTAAAAGTGATATTTTTACTTTTGACCGACAAATCACAAGCCAATTAAAATATTAAATAATATAAATGCCCCGCATCTCGAGAGGCGAAGCCTCTCTTCGATGCGGGACTCTGTCCCGCGTCTCGTGGGACAAATGGGATTCCTCGACCTCGTCGAGGTCTCGAACTCTCCTCTGGAGAGGAGACAAATGGGACAGGATTTTTAGGACCTTTGAATTTTTTTTTTAAAAAAATTTTTTTTAAATTTTTTTACGAAATACTTTTCAAAACCTTGTCCCACTTGTCCCACTCGCCCTTTCGGGCGAACTCCATTTTAAGTTATTAAATATTTAAAAAGTCATTGGTGACTGTGAAACAGTGTATAGTGTGTAGGATAAAACCCAGAGTTTGCTTATTTATTTATTTTTTTTTGAAAAATTTTACGAAAGTCTGGGTTTTTGCCTACACAGTATACACTCACCATATACACCCTACATATTATATAATTTAATTCTACTATATATATAATGGATATATTACAATTAAAACAGCCTTTATTTTATGAAGAAGAAATCAAATATTTATACAATGTTTATAAGTATAAAGATGTAAGATTGGAAGTAAAAGGAACGGGTATTTTAACATCACAGTTATACCCAAGTGATTATGATTTTTATAGTAAAATATCAAAAAAAGTTATGAAGGATTTCACGGAGTGGATAAAAATAAAAATAGAAGATATTAAGTCAGACATAAATTTATACTTCATGGAATTAAAGGTGGAATATAAGGACAATACAAAACACAGATTTTTTAAAAATGAAGTAATAAATATTCAAAATATTAAAGATATAAAAATGATAAAATTGGATATTGTATTATGGAATAATAAAACATTTATAGAGTCAAGTTGTATTTATGATTTTGAAACAAAAAAACCAAATTATAAAAAGCAGTTAACTGAAGATATAAAAGAATTTTTCAAAGAAGGCAAATATTTCAAAGTATTAAAAAGATTATTCAGTTTATACAAAATAAACAAAAACGAAATAAAATTAAAAGAATTATCTGAAATATTTAATAGTAAATATGGGTTAATGTATAAAATTATAAATAATATTGAAACAATGGAAAAAGTGAAAAAAACACACAATGACCGTCTTACCAGAGAAAGACTGAAAATTAACAAAGAATTTTATAAAATAAAAAGTGTCAAATCAACATTTGAAAATTATAATAAACAAATAAACGAAACCGCATTACAAGAAATCCCTCGGTTTATGCCGAAAAAACTTAAACGAGAGTTAATATATGGGTGATTTGGAGTCCCTTCCTATGGAAGGGGCGACGTCGATTCGCCCGAAAGGGCGAATCTTGGTAATATATCTCAAATATATATAGTAATTACTTGATATTTACAGACCGCGAGGTAATATATCTAAATATATATAGTAATTACTGGATAATATAAGTAAAAATAAATTTATTTTTACTTTAAATATATAAACCTTACTGGATATAGTGCGGTAATATATAAAAATATATGGTAATTCGTGGATATTTTTTAGATATATTACCGCCAAGTATTCCGCCAAGGGTCTCCCCAGTATCTTTTTTTAAAAATCATCGGTTATATTGAATCCTTCTGAACCCTCCATGGCGTTGGCGATACTTGCTTTACTGTATTGCGAATTCCTTGACTCAAAGAAGCTTGTCTTTGGAATAAGAGAGATTCGTTCCATCCAGTCACAGGGATTGCTTACATTGTATTTTTTATTAAAACCAAGCTGAACCAAAAGTCTGTCAGAGACAAATTTAACATAATCACAAAGTAAATTTGAGTTCATACCTATGAGGTCTACTTTTAAACAATCCTTAACAAAATTTATCTCCAATTCTGTTGCTTCTGTAATAATTTTCAAAATTAAATCTTTATTATAAATTTCCCTGAAGTATTTTTTAAACATTTCAATGGCGAATTCAGTATGTAAGCTTTCGTCTCTTGATATTAACTCATTACTAAATGTAAGACCTGCCATTAATCCTCTTTTTTTTAACCAATAAATAGAACAAAATGATGAACTGAAAAATATACCTTCCACGCAGGCAAAAGCTACAATACGATATATAAAATCCAAATCACTTCTCTGATACTTATTACAGTATTCTGCTTTCATTTTAATATATTTATTATTTTCAATTGAATTAAAAAGTCTTGTCTTTTCATTTGTATCTTTTATGTATGTATCAATTAATAAACTGTAAGTTTCATTGTGTATATTTTCAATAGCTATTTGGAAACCATAAAAACATTTTGCTTCCAATGTTATATCTTCATTTAAAAATCTCTCGGCTAAATTATCATTTACCAATATATCACTTGAAGCAAAAAAAGCTAAAATATTTTTAATGAAATTCTTCTCGTCATTTGTAAGATTATTCCAATCTTCCAAATCTTTTGATAAATCAATCTCCTCTGCAGTCCAAAAAGAAGCTACCGCTTTTTTATAATAAGACCAAGATAAGTCATCAGTGATTGGGTAAATTGTATGTTTTTTAACATTCATTTTAAAAGATATACAATATATAAACATTTTTATTAATTCCAAGACTCGCCCTTTCGGGCGAATCGACGTCTTCCTCTCGCGAGACTTCGTCTCGCTTCGATGCGGGACAGAGTCCCGCGTCTCCAGAGGAGAGGTCGATGCCTCTGGCCGAGGCATCGCCCCTTCCAAGACTCGCCCTTTCGGGCGAATCGACGTCGTCCCTTCCTGCGGAAGGGACTCCATAGGAAGGGGTTCCATATAATCAATGTAGGGTATGTTGTTTTAGTAGTGTATGATGTGTAGGATAAAACCCTGACTTTCGTAAAA